CAAAATTATTAGCTTCATGCGAGCCAAATAACCATGCAAAAAATTCATCAATTTGTGCTGGCGTTGCCGCCATCCAAGTTGGTACGTTGCTATTGCGCATTGACAATAAGCCCGGTTCGGTAGCACATAACACCGGACGCGGAGCGGTATTCATTATCGGAGTTTTGCCGCTACCGGGCGGACCATACACAAGAGACTTGACGCCAAATTGTCGCGCAAATGCACTAGCGGGAAATAGGTTATTTATGTTCATTTTTCAATTTTTGGTTTGAATGGTGGAATATTTAATTCTAGCATATTTGAATTGGAAAGAATAATTCTACAAACACATATACCATCAATATTTATCCAAGCTTTAGTTCTATCGGAACTAACAGTAATTTCAGCGCCGTGTTTTGGATTGTGATCTATCATTTCTTTTTCTTCGGTTCTTTCAATTCAAGCAATGGTGCTTTGTCGGTTTTCGTTAGCACTCTATCAACAAGTTTTTTCATTTCTGCAACTTCGGGATACGTTGCTGCGTCTTGTTCTAGCACTCGATACTGACTTAGAACAAGATCACATGACCACTTGAAAAGATTTACAGCGACGATAGCGCCATAGTTACCGATACCAGCTATCGCGCTTTGCACTTCCGACACTTTGTCTACATCGGAATCAAGAGTGTAGGAAAAATTAATTCCAGCTTTCAATTGATAGCCGTTGCCTAGGTCAACCGTATTCATTCCCTCTTTTGGTGTCGGCACAAATACCTTTACAGCCACTTTGCGAAAATTCATTTCCGCTTCTTTTGCTGCGGTAAGACGTTCTTTCAAACGTTGCCATAGCATCAAAATTCCATCGGCTGATACTGGCAGTAATTCATTAGTTAAAGTGTCGCGCATACTTTCAAGCGTTACCGCGTCAATGGTCGCGGTAATAGGTTGCGGCGTTGCCACCACCGGAGCGGGCCATTGTGGCGGTTGCTCCGGTGGCTTCATATTTGACCAGTCAAACATTGTATTAAGCCCTGTTTGCCACAGTGGGCCACGGCTTTGTGGTTTCCGCTTGCGCGACTGTCAACGTGACATTATGCGGAAGTGGAATTTTTGTTGCGGGGGGATCATTGTAAGCAACAATTAAATGTTCAAGCGCATCGCCTAACGCTTGTTTTTCAGTGCGATCTTCGGTTTGTGCCATAACTTCGGAAAGCTTTTGCATAACCGTATGCAGTTTGTTTTTTGCGCTAATTTTCATCGGGTGATTCCTTTTGTATGGTAGCAGCACTTCGCTTGAAGCATACTTGCAGTGCGATCATGCTTACCGTGTGCCCGTCGCCTCTTTCGCCAAGCCGGGCGCTAATTTCCCCTTGCCATTTTCCGCAAAGTGTGTCAAGTGCAAAATTGCAAAATTTGCAAAGGGTTTCCCACATGGCTAGCCTATCCGAGAAATCAGCCGAAACGCAACGAATAAATACCACTATAGAGACAACGCTGTTATTGCGGATTTGCAATCATGTTGAAAAAAAAGAAGGTAAGCGGCTGCAAATGTCGGAAGTGTTGCGCATTGTTTTAAGTGAGTACGCAACACAAAACACCATTGTTTAGTAATGTCATATTTACAAATTCCATATGAGTTGCGCGAGTTGCCGCAATGGATCGTGTGGCGGTATGAAGAAATGGAATCACCTAAACCGACAAAGGTTCCTTATGATGCTAAAGCGCCATTAGGTGCGCGACACGGGAACGTTATTGACCTTAGTACATGGTCAACGTTTGTCGAAGCTGTAGAAACAAAAACACGATTAGGTTATGATGGCATAGGATTTATATTTACTGAAAACGATCCTTACGCCGGAATAGATTTAGACGACCATAAAGGTGATCAACTTATGTATGATCGCCAATATCGGCTGTTCACAGAATTTAACAGTTACAGCGAAATTTCGCCAAGCGGAAAAGGGTTGCATATAATCTGTAAAGGTTCTGTTCCGAGTGGTCGCAAACGTTTTGGAATAGAGGTCTATTCAAGTGGCCGGTTTTTTACAATGACCGGCAACGTATATCATAGCGCACCAATACAGGAAAGAAACGATTTGTTAAACCAATTGTTTCAACAATTGGGCGGAATGACAAAAGCCGGAATATATATTGAAGGTGAGGAAGAAAAATATCCCGATAATGAAATTATTAGACAAGCTACCGCCGCAGTTAACGGTGACAAGTTCCAGTTGCTACTTGACGGCAATTGGCAGAATGCCGCTTATAAATCGCAATCGGAAGCTGATTTAGCATTTATTGATATTCTTGCATTTTACACGCAAAACCGTCCGCAAATACGGCGCATATATGCAGCGTCAAAATTAGGATCAACGCCAAAAGGTCCGTATGCACATAGAAGTGATCGTGTGGATTATGTTGAATTTATGATTAACAAGTCATTTGATAATATGACACCACACATTGATATACAATCACTCAAAAATTCTTTGAATGAAGTTCTAGGCAACAAACAAGTTCAGGTTGAAATGTTTTCGCTAGAAGATGCTCGCAACAGTGAAGTTCCACCTAAAAATGTGGGAACCGTTCCACCGGGTTTGTTAGGCGATATTGCAACATACATTTTCAATAGTTCACCTAAACCGATTGTCGAAATATCGTTAGCGGCTGCGATTGGTCTAATGGCTGGAATCTGCGGACGCGGTTGGAATGTTGAAGGCGCGGGACTAAATCAATATGTGATCGTGTTAGCTGGTACAGGCACAGGGAAAGAAGCAGCGATTATAGGTATTGGAAAGTTAATGGCTGCTATTCATTCTCGCGTTCCCACATCTACATCATTTATTGGACCATCTAAGATTGCTTCGGAAGCAGGATTGATAAAATACATTGCAAACAAATCACAATGTTTTCTTAGTATTATAGGTGAATTTGGTTATTTTATGGAGGATATAGGTTCTAAACATTCTAATAGTGTGTTGCGCGGTATTCGGAAAATGTTGTTAGACATATATATGAAATCTAGTGCGGGCGGCAATCAATTAGAATCTGCATATTCAGATAGTGAAAAGAGTACAGGCATAATTAAGTCGCCATCGGTTTCAATATTAGGTGAAAGTACACAATATAAGTTTTTCAAAGCACTTGATGAAGATATGATTTTAGAAGGTTTGTTGCCGCGATTTTTGATTTTAGAATATGACGGACCAATACTTCCAATAAATAAGGATCATCATAAGAAGTTGCCATCATTTGAAATGGTTGATAAGTTAGCTACACTTTGCGCACATGCACATTCATTGATGCATAATGGTAAGGTGCAAGAGGTTCAACTTAGCGGCGATGCAACGCGCATATTTGATAAGCTAGAAGAATATTGTACGCTACAGGGAAATAGAGCAAAACGCGAAGCGTTGAAAGAACTATGGACGCGCGTGCATTTGAAAGCTAAGAAGTTGGCCGCATTGGTGGCAGTTGGTGTTAATCCTTACGCTCCGGTAATTGATCGCACTATTTCGGAATGGTCCATTGATCTTGTGCGCGGTGATACGCAATCAATAATTCACCGTTTCGAGACTGGCGAAGTTGGATTAGATACCGAAGAATCAAAGCAGCTTGCGCGCGTGCAAGAGGCAATGAAACAATATATAAATGATGATGGTATTGTAGAGAAATATGGATTAGATCGCCGCTTGCATAAAGATAGAATCATACCAGCACAATATTTGTCGCGGCGGTTGATTGCGGACGCTGCATTTCGTCATGATAGATTAGGTCCGGCAATTGCTATAAAACGCACGTTGCAAGTGTTAGTTGATAATGGGGATATTTGCGAAGTAGGTAAGCAAGATATGTCGGCAAAGTATGGATTTACAGGGCGGAGTTTTATGGTGTCTAATCTAGCAATCATAGGTGTAAAGAAATGAGCAAGAAACAAACAAAACAAATACGCAAAACAGCTAGACGTAAAGCTAAACAAATTGCGGAAAATAGAAAAGGATTAAAAGCAATTAGTGATATTAGATTTATGGTAAATAGAAATATTTTATACGAAAGTGATTTGTTGTTATTTGGTAGTTTGTTAAGAGGTAGAAAAAATGACCGCATATAGTAACGACTGGTACAAGAAAAATAAACTAAATAAACAAAGAGTAGAAAATCGCTACGGTATGGCAGCATTGCCGCCAAAAAATTCAAAAGGTGACTTAAAGAAAATGTTAGAGGAAGCTGCACAAAATACTGCGCGATTGCCGAAGTTGAATAGGTACGAAAAATGAATCAAATGCAACCAGATGAACACGCGGAACGGATGGCGCGTGCTATTGAGTTAGCTTCGCCACTGATACGGAAGTTACTTAACACATTTCCATATTTTGTTGATACGTCGGCATTGAAAGAGTTAGAGGAATCGAGTGCAGCTTGGAGGAAACGAAAATGACTGACAACAATCGAGCCGTGTTTGAACAGCGTGGCACGTCACTAACGGCGCTAGATGATTTCCCCACACCACCATGGGCAACGCGAGCGTTAATGGAATATGTTCTTAAACCAGTTGGTTATGATCCGTGTGCAAATGTACTTGAACCGGCTTGTGGGCGCGGTCATATGGCGCGGACGTTGCAAGAATATTTTGATACGGTAACTGTTAGTGATTTAGCAGAATATGGGCAAACTAATATGTTTATTGATTATTTGAATTATGTTTTTAAGCCACATAACTGGATCATCACAAATCCACCATTCAAGGCTGCGCATCGGTTTATTGAAAAGGCATTAACTGAAGCAACGCATGGTGTTGCGATGTTTGTTCGCACTGCGTTTCTTGAAGGTCAAGACAGATATTTGAATTTGTATCAACATAAGAAACCTAACATTATTGCACAGTTTGCGGAACGGGTTGTGTTGCATGAAGGCGTTTGTCGCGATCCTGATAAAATGTATCAAGACGCGGAAACTGGATTGTGGAAAAAACCTAGCACAGCAACAAGCTACGCTTGGCTAGTGTGGTATGTTAAACAGCCGGTTAAGGGTTCGTTCTCACAATTTATGTGGATACCGCCGCAACGTGTCGAGCTAACAAGGATTAATGATTATGTGTGATTTTGCTGGATTTTTACTGTAACAATTCGTGATGATGGAAAGTGATACGGCTATTGACACTGCTTAGAATGTAGCTATGATGGTCATATCAGAACGGGAGTTAGGGAGCAAGTGACATGATTACTCCGAAGCAAGCCGACAAAATTATCGCCGCTGGCAAGCCGGTAACGGTGCGTCACATTCCATCCGGTGACGTGTTCACTAAAACTTTCGTTGCGCGTGATCGTCGTTGCATTGAAAGCAGCGATAATGGTAAGTTTGAACGCGACGATTTGGAGCAAGTGACATGACCAAACGTAAAGCCGCGATGATTCGCAAAGCAGAATGGAAACTGGCGCTTGCAGAGGGCCGCGTTATCCGCGTTGGTTTAGCGATGACTAGCTATCCGACTATTGAAGCGGCAAATACCGCGTTGATTGCTGGCCGTGAAGCTGGCGCAGAACGTGTTATACTACAACGGGAGCTAACATCATGATTATTAAAAACGGTGGCGCTATAAAACCTCTTGCGGATAGCAAGATCGAATCAATAGGCTGGAATGGTGCAAGTGGAACGTCCTATTATACCTTGTCAGTGCAGCGACGTGATGATGGTTCTAAACGAGATGGACCGCGTTATATGCACGTCACGTTGACGCAACTTGAAATGGAACGTGTAATGGAAAAGTGGATACAATTTCGTGTATATGATAGCGTGCCGCAAAACTTCAAACCCTAGCGGCATCGCAATTGTTATGATTTCCATCATTATTGCAGCCGTGTGGCTGTGGCGGTTCGGCGTTGACGGGACACGAAAATGGAGAAAAGCATATTATGACATACGCTAACAGCAAGCTTATAAATTCATCTTCAAATCCTCTTTGGGATCATCGTTGTAATATGTTGCGAGCGGCGGCAAAGCAAAAAGGAACGTCTTTTGATCTTAGTCCCTTTGACCTTAGATTTGCGTGGACGGGCGCGTGCGCGTGCTGTAGAGCGCCAATTGATGTGCGGAACAAGGGAACTGACCGCAAAAGATGGTCAACGATTGATAGGATCAACAACGAAAAAGGTTATGTTTCTGGCAATGTAGCTTGGTTATGTTTTTCATGTAACCATTTGAAAGGTAATGGTACAGTAACAATGTTTGAACGATTGTTAGCGTACATGCGGCGAAAGCCGATAATATAAGGATATAATAAAAATATAAACGGGCCGTTGGAAATTCTCTAATGAAATCAAACACCTATAAGGATATACGAAATATAAGGGGGCAGACCTATATCCCCCTCCCCCTATACCCTATACTACCCGTTCCAGTGCCGTTTACATCTTCTTATTATTATATATATTATATTATTATATATTAAGAATAAGAGATTGAAAAGATAGAAGAATTTTGGAGAATTGGAATTGTATATTTCTTAGATTTGTTATAACTTACCTACGTTAGGGAACTACGCTAAGAACAACAGTGCTAACTTCTACGGAAAGTGGAATGAGAGACTACAACAGGCAACCGGAGTGTGGGAAACATGGCTGGAAAACAGGTTGATTTCAAATGCATTGGCGATCATTGTTGCTCGCGTTTAGCGTGCCATGCATTCGGCTATTGCCGTGAACGTAACTTTGACGGCAAGGGAATGAGTAAGCAAGAGTGCGAGCGGCGGAAGCGTGAATCAGATCAGGAAGGGAAAGAACATGGATAACATTATAAGGCTTGACATTGGCCACCGACCACCAAAGGCAACTCGACTGCTGCATAAAAGTTATGCGGACGGTTATCAATCTGGCATGATCTTTTTTCGTAAATATGGTATTGACATTTGCAACAAGTTTCTGAAAAAGTTGCAACCGCGTAACGACTTTGATCGTGGCGTTTATGATGCAATCGAAAAAGCGTTAGGTGGCTGACATTATGTGCTTGCACAATTCATACGTTGACGACATGCGGCCGAATCGTCGTAGTGATGTTGTCGAGTTGAATTATTATTACAACTGGCATTTGTTGATATTGAGACATGTTGCTGATACAGGCTTGCCAAGGCAGCGTGTTGAATTATACAAGATCAAATGTAAGATCATATGGGATGCTGACACTGGCGAAGTGTTCACGGTTGATATGAACGGGGAACGGATATGAAAACAGCATATGAAATTGATACATCTGTTGACGGAAAAGAATGGCACCGATTGCCAAGGCGTTGTGAAACATTTTCGGAAATGTCGCAAGTAGCAATAGCGTTTGTTGATTTGTATTTACCAAGTGCGAGTGAAACTATTGCAATTCGATTTAGGAAGGTTCTTTGATGACACTTACAGAACAATTATTACAGTCAAGGCCATATAGACCGCAGCGAACGCCAATGCATTTTGGTCAATATATGTGGAAAGGTAACGCTCCTGAGTTATGGGGTGAATATAAGATGTACAATACGCGGCATTTACCGGTAGTGATTCCAGGTCAAGATGTGCAAGACAAGACAACGAAAGGATTGTGGCAATGGCAAAACAATTAACACCGGAACAGCTTGCGGCTTGTGGGTCCGAAGATGGGCACCAAATGGCATTGTTTCAATGGGCGTCAATGAATGTGGGTAGGTGGCCGCAACTTGCGCGTATGTTCCATATTCAGAATGCGAGCACGAATAAGAGCGCACGGGTAATGGGTGTTAAGGCTGGCGTGCCTGATATTATGTTGCCGTGCATATGCTCGCGCATGATGGGTAATCATCGTGTGGTGTTGTCGGGATTATTTATTGAGCTAAAGCGACCGGCTGCTAAAGATAAGGCAATAGGCCGAATCAGTGCCGATCAAGACGACTGCCAAACGTATCTTAATAATGCCGGTTATCGTGCTGTTACGTGTTATGGCTGGCAAGAAGCTAGGGACGCTATTGTTGCATATTTATCACAATGACGGAAAGTCAAAAATAATTGGAAATAGGTGTTGACACCGTTTGAAATGTTGCTATTGTCACGGTTATGCAAACGGGAGCGACGGCAATGGCAACGCAAAAACATTACAACGGCGCAACAGAATTAAAGGGTGTTTTCTCTAGCGGCAACAAGCTTTTTGGGCAACCAATTGATTTTGTGCCGATATTTGTTCCGGGTGTTGGTTGGGATAGGGGATATGTTCCGGTTGATCGTACTATCACTTATAAGTCAAATCCTTTGCGACATGATTGTGATGCACGTTGTATGAATGCTACCGGGCGTATAATGCAATGTGAATGCTCTTGCGGTGGCAAGAATCATGGTCGCGGTGCTTTTAACTGTAGCTAACGGGGGAACGTGATATGTACGGACGCAGACGCAAACTCACTGCCGAAGAAACCGCTGCTAACACTGTTAGGCGCGAGGCACGCAAACAAGCTGCTATGACGTGCCAGTGTTGCGCTCGTAAGCATCTTGCTAACGGTGGTGTAATTGCACATCATGGCTATCAGCGGCCGTATGAAGGCTGGCAAACTGCTTCTTGTATGGGAGCGCGTGAACTGCCGTTTGAAGTTGACCGGGATTGCCTTGCGGTAATGATCGCTGCATTGAAACGGCAAAAAGAGCGCATGATTGTTGCGCGTGCCGCAATCGAGAATGAGACTGTTGAATTAACGCTAAGTTACGTGGTCCATGCCGGGTATGGCAAGCGTGAAGAAAAATCTTTGAAAGTTACTCGCGCGACTTGGGACGCAGTACGGGCGGAAAATCTAATGATCTTTAGTCGGCATTTGTGGAGCAGTTTCGACACTAGGAAATCGCTTGCACTTATGATCCGCGATAGTAAAATCAGGTTCATTGCCAGCGATATAGCTGCGCAAGAAAAGCGGTATGCTGGATGGAAACAGACCCATAAGCGCGAAAATGACCAATGGGTGAAGCTGTAACAATTCGTGATAATAGAAAGTGATACGACTGTTGACATTGTTTGAAATGTTGCTATGGTGATGTTTACGGCAATGACGCCGCAGCAACCGGGAGCTACGCCAATGTTTACTCGCCAGCAAATCGACGCGATCAAAGTAGGCACGATGATTGCGCAAGGCATTGATGGTCGTTTTGGCGAAGCAACTGCGGTAACTAGCATTCATGCGAAACAAGATGATATTCACGGTAAGTTGTTTGTTTGCGGTTATCGGCAGTACGGTGACAATGCGCAGATGAGTTTTTCCGTGAAAGAGGGCGAAGATGGTCGGTTTATTCGGATAGGAGGATAACGGCAATGAACAGCTTGCCAAGCTATGTTGCTGCGGTGGTCGAATGGTTACGCGAGCGCGGCCATGTGATTAACTACCGACAAAATCAACACGGGAGCTACCGTTACAAGTTGGACGGTTCGCGCGAGCCGAAACATTGGACAATGCACAGCGATGGTGCGAACAAGAGGCTAGCGTGTAATGTGGGGCACAATTAAATCATCTTGGCGCGGTTCGCTCTTTCCGCCTAGACAGCATGACGCGCATGTGCAATGTTGGCGATGGTGGAAAGAGCTACAGCAAGCCGATGCACGCGGGCGTAATGCAAATGAATATGTGCGATATTTGGAAAAGGTAGTGTAATGGAAAAATTTTTAGGATGGTCTGCTTGTTTAAGACTTATTCAAAATATTCAAGGTGCGTTGAATACGCAAGAATCAGGTGATGCGCTTATTGAAGTTGCGCGCAATGCACATCGCGCGGAACAAGAGTTAGCAGCATTGAAGGTAAAAGAAAATGACCGCAACAGTTAAGCGCAAATTCGGACGCACTCGCGACACTGAAAGCAGCGTTATGGCGGAAGGTCACGTTGCGCCGTTTAGCTTCTACGATCCTGCTACCGGCTTGCAGCTTGGCTTTGACGTGGTAGTGGATCAACCACCTAACAAGTCAATTCGAGTGGTACTCTCGCGCGAAAGTGCTTGCGAGCTAAGTGCAGGCATGGGTTAAGATGGAACGTGATAATGATTCGTTGCCAACGATGGCAGTTTGAAAGGGAGCTAGGAACATGGCAAAGCGAACATTACGTGAAAAATTTGAAATTGCATTAAAAGATATGGGGGAAATGTGGTTAGGTGAAACATCGTGCTATGTGAAATACAGTAGAAAAGAAGGCGGATATTATTATCTTGGGCGTGCAGGTGCATTGCGTTATGGTCCCACAATAGCGGCAAGCGTTCCATGTTCCACAAGATTTCGCGAGGCACTTTTGCGCTTCATTGGTGATTAATCATTTGTTAACGAATCACTGCTAGCGTGTTAGCATCAACAATGGGGGATGCAATGAAATATCTAATTGAGCCCGAATGGTTTGCGTTGAATGTTGTTAAAGAAGCTGTAGCAGTAGGCACCATTCTTGAAGCTGTGGTGATTGCGGTTGTGGTTATTTTAATTGTGCTGATAACGCCATGACTGCTTACCCGATTTCTCATATCGTCGGGTTAGATCGTGCTGGCGTGTTCAAGTCGGTTGGTATACGAACTACCCTAGGTCTGTTAGATCGTGGCGCGCTAGTGCGAGATCGTGTTGCACTTTATGCGTCAATCTTGGCGCGCACATCTGACTTAACGCGGGAAATGATCTTGGATTACATAAACGCGGCTGATATTCTTCGGATTAGATTGCTTGGAATAAAATATATCGGGCTGTTGCGAGCTAGCAAGGTGGCAACCGTGCGCGAGTTGAAATACAGGAATGCGGACAATCTTTATGACACAATGGCCGCTTGCAACGCTCGCATGGATATGGTAGATTTTTTGCCACCGTTGCCGCATGTGCGGCGATGGATTGAACATGCGAAGCAACTACCTATAAGGATAACTTACAGATGACAACACCTAGACCGGATGCTGATTCGCGCTTTCCCACAATGTACTGCAAAACGTGTGGCGGTGGTTGGTTGACCTTCACACGATGCAATAAGGATCAATGGAAAGGCGATGATACCGGACCACATTGCGATTTTACGGGGGAAGGTAAATTAATAAACGATCCCCATGAACCTAACGTGCCGACAGCGCCGAATGCAGATTGCTTCGCGACGTGTTGGACGAAAGAGGATTGTCGATGGACGGGATGCAAGAAATTGAAAACGCAACCTAGGCAAATTGCCGATGATACAATTGAACAAGGCTTGGCGGCAGTGCCAGCGGAAAAAATATTAGCGCAAGCACTATTAGGGGGAATGCCTGACTCTTGTTTGCGCGCGTGTTGGACTAAAGATGACTGTATATTGAACGGCTGTAAAAAGTTGCAAGTGTCAGAGCAAGATTGTTCCGGCCATGTGGCATCGGCGCATGATCCTAAAATCTGTGGTAGGTGCGGAGTTCATATAGATAGCTTGCGACCGGATGAACAAATTTGTTTTGAATGCGGACGCGGGCCTAGTGAGTGTCGTTGCGTTCCTGCCGGTTATTCCGAGGAAAGTGTGGGTAAACTTGACTGGTCAAAATTGGAACCGCCAAAATGAGCGCGCATAAATTATCAACATATCGTGACGAAAATCAGTGGATAACTTATTGTGCCGTGTGTGCGGCGGAAGGGAATGAGTTGCCTACTGATTGCCCCAATGTGGTAATTTCGCCACCTATGCGGAAAAAGATAGCTGAAAATAAATTGAACTTTAAGGATGGAATTTGGTTGACAACTGAATGATTGCTGATTAGTTTGTTTTCAAGTCAATGCCGGTTAGTGAGCTACCGGAATTTAGTTCACAAGTGAAAGGGTTAATCCGATGGCACCGAGAAAGAAAGTTTCACAAGCTGCGGCTGTGAACATGGCGCTTTTGTCGCAAATCGTCGCGGCAAGTGCTGCAAACTCCTTTATTTATACCTCACCTAGCGATCATGCGTCTTTGATCGCGGCGGGACTTGTGGAAATCAATCCGGCTGTGCTCAATCCAAATGGTGACGGAAGCATTGCCACACGCTCAACGGATGCAGGCAATGCGGCGGTTGCACAAATGAACGCTGGTGCGATTGCGGGTGCTTCGGTGCGCAGTAATGTTCCGTCTGCATTCGTGCTTGAAGATGCTGTGGCGATTCCGGTTGTCAAGCGCGGTTTCGCCAAGCGCGAAGCTACTTATCCCTTTGATGGGATGGGTGTTGGTCAGTCGTTTTTCATTCCATGCACTCTTGATAGGGATGATCCGGCTACTTCGCTCGCGTCAACTGTTGCGGCTGCAACGCGACGGTTTGAAACTCCGGTTAATAACCCGGATGGATCGCCCAAGATGGTCACGGCAAAGCGCGCACAACGTGATGCTGACGGCCATGTTGTGAAGGGTGCGGATGGCAAGATGGTCAAGGTTTCGACCACTGTGCAGGAAATGGCGCGCACTCGTCATTTCCTCATTCGCTCGCGCACTGTTGCCGATGAAACGAAACCGGGTGAGACACCGGACGTTGTAGTTGCCCGGTTGAAGGCTGTGCGTGCCCCTGCCGCTGGCGCACTTGATGCCAAGTCGATTGTGGGTGCGCGCGTGTGGCGCGTTGCGTAACAGTTGCGTATCGTAGCATATTAGGCGTATGGTGGCCGCAGTGATTCGTCGCTGCGGCCACTGTCTTTAAGGGAAAGTGCTATGAACGTTCAACCGGGCCAACACATTATCACGTCGCAAGGCAATGTTGCCATTGTTGCGATGGTGCAGTCAAATGGTGACGTATGGGCACATTTGCCCCTAGGATCGTTGCCCGTGCGCGTGCGCGTGCGGGGGGATGCATGGGGCGGTGAGCACGATTTGACGCATGGGTTGCCGTCGCTGTTGAACTAGGCCATACGGGCGCGGAGTTCGCCAAGTTCGCTGCGCTTGTGTCTTATGCCCCGACCTTGTGTCGGGGCGTTTGACTTTTATTAGGTCTTGTATTATGGCCGATGGCTTCCGAATCCGGGAGCCGTATCATATGCCAATGGTCTATAAAGATAAGTGGCGGGAATACGCGAAGCAATGTGATCGGATGGTAATAAATCCGAATCGTGTTGCGGAGTTTGAACGTGCTGCAAAATATGCAATTGCAAACAAAGCAATTTATCAGCGTGTCGAGATTGCTACTGGAACACCGTGGCCACTAACAGCTTGCGCACATAAGCGCGAGAGTGACGCGCAAGACAAACAAGGCAATCCACTGTTCACGTCATACGTTGGCAATGGTCAACCCTTATGGATACGCACAACGATAGTTCCTGAAGATCGTGGTCCGTTCATTACAAAAGAAAAGGCAATGAATGATCACGAAGCATTACTGCTGGCGTTCATTGCAGGTTGCAAGGATGCATATCAGATTGATGGATTGATTAAAGTTGTTCCACCATGGCCGCTTGAAAAGTATTTGTTTCATTTGGAACGTTTGAACGGTATCGGGTATCACAACAAAGGAATGCCTGCACCATATATATGGGGCGGAACAAACATTCAACAGCCGGGTAAATATGTGCGCGATCATGTTTTTGATGCGACGGTAATGGATACACAACTAGGTTGCGCAGGAATGCTCTACATGATAGCAAAATTCGATACAACTTTTCGCTTCACAAGGGAAACATGACAATGAAAACAATTCTAGCAGTTGTCGCTATGATACTTGCTCTTGTTGTTGCTATGCCGGTAGCGGCTGCAAGCAAACATAAGAACATTCCATTGCCGCGTCCGAATCCGCTTGTACTTGCGGCATTGGATGCAACGCCAGTGTCAACGGTTTCATATACAAAGCCTATTGAAGTTGCGCAAGTTACAAACCCGGACCCATTCAACGTTAAGCGGGAAGGTAATGCAGTTGTTGTGCAGCCAAGTCCTAATGCTGCTCCGGTGACTGTTCAAACCTCGCCTGTTGGCGATATTCATGAATGGATTAGGACAACGTTGCTAGGGTTACTCGCGGCGCTTGCAGGTGCAATTGGTTTGAAGCTACCGGGTAAATTAAGTGGTAGTGCGGAAGCAGTTAGCGGCAATGATAAGAAGGCACATCTTGAAGCAGTAGCATTGAAGTTGCTCGAATCAGGTGTGCCTAGTCAAGTTGTCGCGGCTGCATTAGGTTTCATTCCTGGCAATGCGGGCTTTGCGGCAATGGAAGAAAAGGCGTTGAATCGTGCTGCACTTGCGTTGCTTATGCGCAGCGGCACTATTGCGCCTGGGGTTGCTGGTGAAACTGTATTGCAGCCGTCGCATAGTGATCTTTCCGGTATAGTGCAAGATGCGTTGAAAAAAATTGACTTCGGCGCATTAATGAAAGATGCACTAGCAAAGCACAACGCATAGGATTCTTAAAATGGATACGGCAGTATGGGTTGCAGCTATTGGTGCAACTGTATCTGTATTTGCTACCTTGGGAGGTCCGCCTTTATTGTTGTACTTAAAATCTCGTAGTGAATCGAATGAACGTCATGAACTTGCCGAAGTTAAACGATTAGAAAAAGAACAAGACAACGCGCGACAAGACTTTTTAGCTGACCGCGCGGAACGTAGTGCAAAAGCACTCATTGAACAGTCGGCACAAATTGCTAATCGTGTAGCACGCGAGGCAAAAGAAGTTTCTTTACAAGCTGCAAATGCTGTTGAGGAAACGGCGCGAGTATTAGAAGAAAATACAAAGGCTGCTACAATTGTTGCTGTAGAAACAAAAGAAGCATTAAGTAAACTTGATAGGGATCAAAAAATTATTCATTCAATTGTTAATTCTGGACAAACTGCTTTAATGACTTTGAATTATGAATCAACAAAACGAGAATTAGTATTATTGCGACACGTTGTTGATTTAGATCGCAAAGCGGGACGTGAACCGACTGTTGACGCTCTTGCTGAAATTGAGGCGGCTGTGCAAAAGATTGCTGAATTAAATGTGGCATTAACTGATAGATTGCGGCAACAAGCTAACGTTGATAAAGAAGCTGGACTAGCAAAAGCAAGTGAGTAAACAATTATGCCTTGGGTTGGTAAAGCACAGTTAGAAACTGATGCGCCGGTTGATTCATGGATACCGCGACCATCACACCCTAGTAAGGTGTATAAACCGGAATTTGTCGAGTATGCACGCCATTATTGCAGTTTAGGTGCGATTGATTCGGAGCTAGCAGAATTTTTTGGTGTTGCCGTTCAAACTATTGGACAGTGGAAACTTCATTATGAAGCGTTTGGAACGGCTTGCTATGAAGGTGCCGCCGCGAATATCAAACGCAAAACGGCGCGTGTGAAAGAGGCATTATATAATCGTGCAGTTGGTTACACTTACGATTCAACAAAGTTTTTCTGTAATGATGGCGAAGTTATTACAACTCCATATTTAGAGCATGTTCCGCCGGATATTAAAGCGTGTACGCTGTGGCTTATCAATAACGACACATGGAAAGACAAAGCAGTTGAACTTACAGGAAGCAACAAAGGACCAATTGGGATTACAATTTCCGAGGATGATGCGAAGTTATAATCCCGGTCCTAAACAAATAGCGGCTAGTCGCATGTTAGGTGGTCCCGCGCGTCATATATTAGGCCGTGGCGGTTCGCGTTCGGGCAAAACCTTTATATTCTGTAGGGCAATAATTATCCGTGCTGTAAAGGCGGACGAATCAACACATGCGGTTTTTCGCGAGCATTTTAACCATTTGAAACACTCGATTATCTATGACACCATGCCGCAAGTGAAAAAACTTTGTTTCCCACATATCGAGTGGAACCTAAATAAATCAGATTGGTTTCATGAATTAACAAACGGTTCGCGTATTGTATATGGTGGTCTTGACGACAAAGAGCGTACTGAAAAGATTTTGGGGCAAGAGCATTCAACAATATACTTAAATGAAATTCCGCAAATTAGCTATAGTGCGCGCAACAAGGCAGTTACGCGACTTGCACAGAATAGCGGGCTTGCATTGAAGGCATACTATGATTGTAACCCGCCACCTAAATCACATTGGAGTTACAAACTATTTATCAGGAAAGAGGAACCTACTACTGGAATGCCGCTAGAGCATCCTGAAAACTACGATACATTTCGATTGAATCCGCGCGACAACTTAGACAACTTACCTGATAGCGTGATACAGGAATTAGAAGCATTGCCGCCAAAAGATCGCTTGCGATTTCTTGATGGTGAGTTTGCGGACGCTGTGGAAAATGCGCTATGGTCGTTAGAGCAATTTCAATATGTGCAAGCGCCGAAGTCGGATCAAGAGCGCGAGAAACTTTTACGGCGCATGAACCGCGTTGTGATTAGTGTTGACCCTTCCGGCTGTGAAGGTGAGGAAGATGAACGCTCAGATGAAATTGGATTATTGGCAGTCGGTCTTGAAGGCAACCGAGACAACGGCGTCGGCTATATATTGGATGATCGCACAGGGCACTATTCACCTGAAATGTGGGGAAAAGAAGCTGTTAAGATGTATGATTATTGGCAGGCTGATACGGTTTTGGGTGAAGTTAATTATGGCGGCGATATGGTTAGGGCTGTTGTACAGGCTGCAAGAGCTAATGTTCCATTCAAAAAGATTAGTGTTTCGCGCGGGAAGCATATTAGGGCTGCACCTGTAGCGGCTTTGTACTCGAAAAATCGTGTGAAACATTGCGGACGTATGGTCGATTTAGAAGATGAATATTGCAATTTTGCTACCGATGAATATAAGGGCGAAAAGTCACCTAATCGTGCGGACGCTGCAATAGTTGGTTTAACTGAATTGATGCTAGATACAAAAACAGGAAGCGCAGGAGTTTGGTAAATGAACATACAATCGGACAAAAAACAATTTAGTGTATTGAGTGCTGCAACGTCTGTATTGCGTAATGGTTTAGCGGCGTTTATGGGATATTCCCATTTAGGTCAACGTGATTTATTCAAACAATTTGGATATGCGCGCGATTTACAATTTAGAGATTTTGCGGGATTGTATCGTCGTAACGCGGTAGCAGCTAGAATTATTCGTGCGTTTCCGAGTGCAACTTGGAAAGATTGCCCTAGTGTATTGGATGATGTTAATAAAGATGTTGATTCTACATTTGAAGTTGCATGGCAAGATTTTTATGAGCAACACCGGGTTGGATTTTATTTTGAGCGCGCGGATCGACTAGCAGGATTAGGCCATTACTCAGTTTTGCTGCTAGGTTTTGCCGATGGTTTGTTAGATAAACCATTACCAGAAGGTTCGCAAGAATTATTATATATGTCGCCATATTCGGAAGATAATGCAAACATTGATAGTTTTGATTTGAATGTAACAAGCGAACGTTTTGGATTGCCGCTTATGTATACGTTAAAAAAAGGTAATCCGTTTTCAAGTGGGCGACCAACAAAGCAAACAAAATCAATTCGTGTGCATTATTCGCGCGTGATACATATTGCGGAATTGTTAGACGATGATGAAGTTTATGGGACACCACGTCTTGAATGCACGTATAATCATTTGAAGGATTTGGAAAAGGTTGTAGGCGGTAGTGCGGAAACATTTTGGTTAAATGCACGGCAAGGTTTAGCGTTGACAATTGACAAAGATGCAAATGTTTCTGATGATACTTTAACAGATATGAAGGCGCAAGCGGAAGAATTTGAACACCAATTGCGGCGTATATTGACTATGAAAGGAATTACGCCAACGACACTTAATGCTACTGTTGCGGACCCTGAACATAATGTTTCATGCTTGCTAGATTTGATTGCTGGCGGGCAAGGTATGCCGAAACGTATTCTTATAGGTTCGGAACGTGGCGAGCTTGCTAGCTCGCAAGATGAATCTAACTGGTCAACACGTATCGAGGAAAGGCGCGGTGCGTTTGCAACGCCTATGGTATTGCGGCCGTTTATTGATTGCATGATAGCGACAGGCAACTTGCCGGAACCTATTGATGGCACATATGATGTTGAATGGCCGGAAGTTGCTGCACAGTCACCAAAAGAAAAATCGGAAATTGCGGAACATAAAGCTAATGCATTGCGTTCTTATACGTCGTCGCCTGGGGCAGAATTAATTATACCGCAGCAAGAGTTTCGCGAGTGGTTAGGCGAAGCGGCGGACAGTGAATATGCAGATGATACTACAGAGCTAGACCCATTTAACGAGAATGATACTAACGTTACGTCACAATTTGCGAGCGCATTTGGTGGCAAACCGGCTGATACTGCGATGAATGGGCTGCAAATATCGTCGCTGAAAGATATTGTTATTGCAGTTGGTGCAAAGGAAATGCCACCGGACGCGGCTGTACAGTTAATTATGGCATGTTTTCCAAATATTGACGAAGTGCAAGCTAGGGCAATTATTGATCCTATGATAGCGTTTACGCCACCTAAACCGCCAACGCCGCAAATACCACCGACGTAGGAATGAGGATATAATTGCATGGATGGAATCTACTGTGCGTCCTGGTATGGCAAAAGCACATACAATTAAATCGCCACTGTGTACGTCAATTGCATGTGATTTAATGATGCCGATAAATGAGGCTGCTAAAGGTATTGGAATGGAAACGGAACACTAATGCTTTTCGTTCGCCGTCCGCATGTTGTGAAGTTTGTTGCTAACGCTGTTTCGCGTGTTGATCCTACACGCACAATTACCATACGCAAGAAATTTGCGCGAGCTATGCGAGTTCGGTTCGCTAGATTGAAAAAAGAAATTCATATTGTAATTATAACTGAAAACGGATTCGGATTGATAACCAACAAAGTTGGTAAGTTTGATTTCACGCGCACGGCTGATAAACATGGCGCGTTTATGGATTGGTTGCGTGCGGCCGATGAGCGGCATATTCTTAGCATACGTCACGGCACACCATTCCGCACGGCTGCTAGTACGTCATGGATGAATACCTATATTGATACAGCGTATCAACGCGGCGTAGCGCAAGCCGCTGGCAATCTCATTAAAGAAGGCGCAACGATAAGTAACCGTTTCATTGATGCTTCATTCGGTCGTCCCATTCATGCGGACGCTGTAGCGTTGCTTTACACGCGCACATATAATGATCTAGTTGGTATTACGGATGCAATGGACAAAGCTATAAGCCGTACACTAGCGGAAGGTTTTGCTAATGGCGACGGCATGATTGATATTGCGAGAGCTATTGCAGAAAACGTTGACGGTATCGGGCGCGCACGGGCGGAAGTGCTCGCGCGTACAGAAGTTATTTCTGCACATGCGGAAGGGTCGTTGAACCTATATCAAGAGGCAGGAATTGAAGGCGTTGCGGTTGACGCTGAATTTGCCACGGCAGAAGATGACGCTGTATGCCCCGAATGCGAGGGAATGCAAGGCGATGTTATGTCGATTGAAGAAGCACGCGGAATTATTCCACTGCATCCTAACTGCCGTTGTGCGTGGCTTCCGATAGTGAATGATCCTACCGGGATTGAATTGCAATGATAACACAATGGCGCAATTGGTGGAAACTTTGGCCGCGTTATAGTTGGCATTCTGATATGTCAACTAATTACGGATATAATGATTATGAATCAACATTAAATGAATTTTCTTTTGGCCCATTTCTATATACATGGTACTCATTATGACGCAAGAATTATGGACCGTTCCGAAAGTGTGGGTAAAAGATCGCGTTTTTATCATTGGCGGTGGTCCGTCATTGTTGCAAACACCATATTTGAATCGTGTCGGATTGAGTACGTTGCGATTTATAAAAGGTGTGCGTAGTCGAGTTATTGCAATAAATAATGCATATGAACTTTTTCCGCGTGCTGATGTGTTATATTTTGGTGACGTTGATTGGACGGACGATAACGCTAGTGAGATTGTACGCCGCTGGCGTGGTGATGAAATCATTACGCGGGTTGCTCATAATGAAAGTTGGGGATTCAAGAGCAAGCGTCTTGCACGAGATATGCTCATCGGGTTAAGTCGGAATCCGAGTGCACTTGCAGGATGGGATAGCGGATCGAATGCAATCAATCTCGCGTACCTATACGGTGCGCGAGAGATTGTGCTTTTGGGTTTTGATATGAAAGGCGATAACTGGCACACAAAACACAAGAGGCCGAAAAAAGATGATTGTTATAATATTGATTTCATTCCATCACTGCAACGTATGGCACCGGAGCTAGCTAAGGATGGTTGCAAGGTGTGGAATGCGTCACCTGATAGTGTGTTAGACTGTTTCGAGCGAAAAGAGCTACAGGAGTTTTTCAGATGATACGATCAATTTATATTTCTGTTCCCGCATGGGGCGATTTATATATAGAACTTGCTGTGAATTTTACGATACCAGCAATACAAGCATCTTTACTTGAAAGTAAATTTACTGATATTCATTTTATAGTTCATACTGATAAACCAGTCGCATTCGAGCAAGTTTTGTTTTCGTGGCAAACTCAATATGTGCCTATATCCCTAGCGCCGTTGCCGAATCGAGGAAGGCTTAACCGTATTCCAGATGTTCATTGGGTAGCGTTCAAACAAGCACATAAAGACGTGCTAAATATGACACCAGAAGGTGCAATTGCTGTATTGTTAAATAGTGATGTAGTTGTCTCGCGTGAAACGTTTTCGGTTGTTAATAACGCTATCGAGGATGGAAAAAAAGCTGTTGTGTCAGTTGGTATTAGAACGTCCGTTGAACAGAATGACGGCGGACCACCAATAGGTGCTAATGCTAATGAATTGTTCAAATGGATTTGGAAACATCGCCATCACATAACGGATCAATGTATTTGGGGCAGTGGTGGTTCACGTCATCCAACAATTTTATTTTTTGATGATGGCAAAAACGTATCAATGCACGGATTTCATTTGACGCCTATGTTTGTTTTGAAAGATCGGGAATTTATGTTTAGAGGCACAATTGATGATGATTTGTTGCAAAATTATAGCGACGATGAAATACAATATTTGACAAATGGGGAAGCTGCATTTTGTGAAATGTCATCTGACGCAAAAGCTCATCCTTTTAGCGAAGTGCCATTAACCGTTGACGCTGTTTTTGATTTTGGTAAGCGTCGATTTAGACCGGCGCACATTCGTAATTTTAAGCAGCGAATGCGAGTGCTTGGCAATCCAACTGTTAACCATCTTGCGGCGAATGAAATCATAGCAAGGTTTTCGTGATGCCTGATGTAATTTTTATATTTGTGGTAGGTTTATTGTTAGTAGTGTTGTGGAGGAGTTTGTGATGTTGACTTGCTACTATGATTTAGGAAAATGTCCGCCAACTTATGATATAGTTGCGTCACTATGTCATTTCGAACAAGTGAGAATTGACCGTGGTGAGCAAACTGGAAAGATTATTTTTATAGCAGGGCCTAATCAAGGCTTTCGTTTTGATGAATTTTGGCCGTTTACGATTCAAGAGCGGCATAAAATGTTAGCAAATGTTGCTATACCGATGGCGCGAATGTTGCCAAAATTTACAGTTGAATTTCAAGATGGACCATGTAGCGCCGTTAAGGGATCAATCGGTTACGGACAACGTCGATATGGTTTGAATGTTTTAGTTGCTGCTATGACAAATGGTATAAGACCGCTAGTTTCGCCACGATCTTTAGAAGATGCTGGAATTTTGAAATATTCAAATATTGTTACTATGACATTGAGAGAATGTGAACACTGGCCAGAACGTAATTGTGATTTAGTTGAATGGAGCGTTGCTGCAAAAGAATTACAAATAATGGGTTTTGAAGTTATAATAATCCGCGATACATTACACGCAAACGATATTTTTTCTTATATAGAGACTTGCCCAAATGCTTCACATAATATTGATTTTCGTGCAAACGTTTATAAACTCGCATATCGCAATTTATTCGTAAATAACGGGCCAGCGTGGTTTGCAATGGCGCTAGATGCTCCGGTGATTATGTTGAAACCAACTATTGAAGGTTTAATGCGAACGTGCTCGAAAGAATATTTTGCGCAATGTGGAATACCGGAAGGTGAACAAATACCTAACGCGCCCACATATCAGCAATTAGTGTGGGAAGATGATACAACGGAAAATATTGTGGCGGCATTTAATGCGTCCCGCTAAACGATCAAATGATGAATTATTACAATGGGCAACTCGCATACTTGCGCGCGAGCAAGAGGCAATGTTGTACGGTACAGTTTCATTTGAATTTGAAAATGGTGTGATTCGACGTACCGTGACAAATAAATCCGAGTTGCCCACACCATCGGAAACGCTTGCAGGGCCTAGGCTTGTGCAGCCTCTTGACAACGCGAGCGGATAAGTGTAGGGCGGATTTGCTGCTAGGGTGATACTCTTTTGGCTATCGGAACAACCGGGGCCACACTGTCCGCAAGGATCGTGTGGCCTTTGGCTTTTTGGTAATTAGCTAATGAAGTTGATTGTGAATAAATGCGGTTGTGATGATGCTAGCGGCTTTGCTGGCGTTTCAATTATTTCTAATTTTGCGCCGCAAGTACGTCGCACAACTTATCAGAATCGCGCGACGTTAATTGTTCCAGTTGTGATGTTGCGGCAAGCTGTGGTTAACGGCGCATTTGTTTCTAAAGATCAATTGCACCCTGAAAGTTGGAACGGTGTTCCAGTTACTTTGCGGCATCCTTCAAATGACGATGATGAATTTGTTTCCGCAAACGATCCTGTAGCACTTGAAAAGTTTTCAGTTGGCCGCATTTTTAATTCACATATTGATGGTGACAAGCTTAAAGGCGAAGCTTGGATTGATATTGAAAAAGCAAATTCTGTATATCCCGGTATTGTTGCTATGCTTGAAAGCGGAAAGCCGATGGACGTTTCGACCGGATACTTCGCATTGCGTGATAACACGGATGGAACGTATCTAGGTAAGCAATACAAAGTCAAACATCATGATTTGAAACCGGACCATCTTGCATTGTTGCCCGATGAATCGGGCGCGTGCTCATGGCTTGATGGTTGCGGCGTGCGGGCAAATATGGAGGTTGATACTATGAACGTTAAAGAGTTTGTTGCGCTGATTACAAATACAATCGGTGGCAATGAATCGGAAACGATCATTAACGAGTTGATTGGAAATACGGCTGCGCCGTTTGTGGAACCTGACCGCGAAAGCTTGCGCGCTATGCGGAAAGAAGTGCTTGCAGGATTGAAAACAACGTACCTGAAAGGTGAAACAATGAGCACGAAGCCAAAGCCTTTTGTTGCGGCCGAATTGAAAGCGGCCGGATATGATGACGCTGCTATTGCTCGCATTATTGCAGCTTCGGCGGAACCGCCAAAGGAAAAGACTGCGGCGGAAATTGCGGCCGAAAAAGCGGCTAGTGATGCTGCTATTGCGGCTGGCAAGCAACCGTTGCCAGCTACGGTTGCGGAAATGAATGCGCTTATTGCAAATGGTGTTGTTGCTGCACTTAAAACAGCAATGCCGCTTGCACTTGCTGAATCGCGGCGGCCGGAATTGCTTGTAAAAGTTATTGCACATACGGCACATACAAAAGAAGCAGCCGAAAAGATGGATACGGCAACGCTTGAAATTATCGTTGCAGGTTTGAAGCCTGTGGCGGTTGCTGGCGTGCGCAATTTTAGCGGTCGTCAAGTTCCGAATGCTGGCAAGAGTGGTGACGATGATGCAAAGTTTGCAAAGTCAATGGTGCCGCTTTCAATGGCGGATTACGTAGCTAATCAGAATGCGGCGAAAGTTGCCGCGAATGCAGGAGTAAAATAAATGTCAAGTTCTGACACTCCGAAAACCATTCTGTTAAAAGGTGATCCAATTTCGCTTGAAGGCGCGGCTGCGGCTGCAAGTGCAATCAAGCCCGGAATGTTGGTTGAACAAATCGCCGCTGGTACATATCGCGCACACGCGAGCGCGGGTGGTAACGCTGCAAAGATTTTTGCGCGTGAAGCTGATTATGTCGGCGGCGGGATTGATGATGTGTACGATGTTGGCGAAAACGTCGTCATGTGGCATTGTAAGCCGGGTGACTGGATTTATGCATTCTTGAAAGCCGGTCAAGACGTGACAATCGGTACGTTTCTTGAAAGTGCTGGCGATGGTAGTTTGCGCGATACTGGAACAAGCGGTTATGCTATCGCAAAAGCGGTAGAAGCGGTTGACAATGCTCCCGGTGTCGGCGGCGCGGCCGTCCGTATTAAAGTGGAGGTCGTGTAATGTTTAAGAAATATCTTCTTTCCGGTACTGCTAGCATTGTTGCGCACGCAATCGGTGATGACTTCGGGATTGATAGTGCAGCATCTAGCGGTGCATCTGATTTGCTTAACGTGCTAGCGCGCCGTCCGTTCATTGATCCAAATGACGGTGAAAGCAAAATTGTCGTAAATCATGGTGGCGGTAATTACGGAACGCTGGTAACGAATGCGCCAGCAACGTTGCAATATCAGGAATGGCTTGATATTGATCGCACTGTTATCGAAGTTGGTGTGCGCCGTCTTGTCGGTATTGCTGACTTGCAGTCGCGCGGTCTTACACACCCATTAGGATCAATCGGCGTTACTGTGTCGCTTTGGGATCGTTCCAGCGATATGACTGGTGCTGACGTTGATATGTCGGGAGTTACTCCGGGTGAGGAAGATACGCCCGCATATCTGACCGCTAGCGTTCCTGTACCAGTGATTCATAAAGATTTCCGTATTAACTTGCGGCGTCTTGAAGCTTCGCGACGTTTTGGCGAAGCAATTGACGTTACTGCGGCCAACATTGCATCGCGTGTTGTTGCGGAAGCTTCCGAGAATATGTTGTTTGCCGGTGATCCTATTGTTGTTGAGGGTGCTACAATTTACGGATATACAAACCATCCTGATCGAAATCAGGTTGATATGGCGGTATCTTGGGCGTCGATTGCACAAGCTGACAACGACGACATTGTTGCCGATGCTTCTGCAATGTTGCAAGCGGCGCGGAATGACCGCCACTATGGTCCGTTTATAATGTATATTCCTGCCGCGTATGAGTTCAAGTTGGATCAAGATTACCGCGCGAGCGATAACCGCACATTGCGGCAACGCTTGCTTAGTCTTGGCGGTTTGCAAGACATTAAGATTGCCGATTTTATGGCAACTGATAACGTTGTACTTGTCGAGTTGGATCGCATGACGGTTGATCTTGCTACCGCACAAGATATAACGACAGTTCAATGGTCGCACATGGGCGGAATGCAAGAGCGCTTCAAGGTTATGGCAATTTGGGTGCCGCGCCTTAAATCCGATTTTGATGGTCGGTCGGGTATCGTGCATCTGTTGCCGTTGTAAAGAAAAGGGTAAAACATGACAAATACAAGCACGCAAGCATGGCCGTCACAAGCTACACAACCTGCCGCACCTAGCACACAAGCTGCATCTGTAACAGCCACGCAACAAAATCCTTTGCCGGGTACGCAAGCTGCACCCGGTACGCCGCTTTATGCACGTCAGCAAACGCGCCGCAAGTTATCGGCTGCACACCCTGATAACACGGAACCGAAACGGTGCTATCGCATTTTACGTGGTCAATATACACGTCGCGAGTATGCCACTGGCGATAAGAAGGGGGCGTTTGTTCATTATGCCGCTGGTACGTCACGCGATACACTTGAAATGACGGACGCGGAATCGGAACGTTTCGGCCGCAAGTTTCTTGTCGAGGTAACGAGCGGCGGACTCGAAAAACCTACGCAAGAGCAAGTTGCGTATGTTGAAAGTCAGAAACGAGTGTCGGCGCGAGTTGGCGCAAAGGGTAAAGAAGTTGCGTAATGGCGTTAGATGCAACAGTCGGCGGTGCTAACGCAAATAGCTATTTAACGGTTACGGAAGCAACCGCATATTTTGCAACGCGATTGTATAGTAGTGTATGGACCGCTGCTAGCAACGGCGATAAGGAAGCCGCGTTGATTTGGGCAACGCGGCTTATTGATGCAAAAATAAAACCCGAATGGGACCAAAAAGAATTTCCACAAGACGCAACCATTCGCCGCATATCAACGATAACAGCGGATGGTCAATGTTTCATTTGTTGGAATGGCGCGGCAACTGACAATGTGCAAGCGTTAGCGTGGCCGCGTACTGGAATGAAAAATAAGAACGGATATGACATTTTATCGAATGTGATTCCACAACAGCTAAAAGATGTGACTTGTGAGCTAGCTTTATTGCTGCTTACAGGTGATCGCACGGCTGAAAATGAAATAGATGTTTTAGGTCTTACCGGCATTAAAGCGGGTCCGGTTGAATTAAGTTTCAAAAATACAATTGAGCAAGCGAAAATATTGCCAATAGCGGTAATTGATTTGCTTGTACCTAGTTGGTATTTTGTTTTCATGTTGGACCCTTCCGCAACTAGAACACTATTCAAGGTGCTATGATGAATGATGATTTTCCCTTAGCTGACGAAAACATCGCGAAGTTGCGCGCACACTTACAAGCACCGTGCGAAGCAGGGCAACATTTTGATAAGTTGTGCTGTGCTGTAATGTTGCTTGCTGATATGATTTTAGAAGATGTGCAAAAAGATCGCGCGGAACAAAAAAAATAATGGGTCTTGCATCCATCATAGCAAATGGAATAGCAAAAGCCGATAGGATTACGGCTGATTTGCAACCGAATGTTTTACATGAAGCATGGACCGGGCAAGATGAATTTGGTACAGCAACGTATGCCGCTGGCGTGAATCGCGCGGCAATTGTTGAAAAGAAAACAAAGCTAGTTACCAACAATGCGGGGATTGAAGTCAAGGCGGAAACGCTCATTTCCATTATTCGCCCCGTGCTCGCCAATGGCGCGGCAGGACGGCAGGAACCTATCGACCCTAGAGACCGTTTCACGCTACCGGATGGGTCTACAGGGCCGGTAATGGCCATTGAGGGGCTTATCGACCGGACGACCGGAGCGCCCTTCTATTCTCAGGTATGGCTTTAATGGTGACAACCGCAGAACAACGTCACAAGCGGGATATAAAAGTTGTATTAGACAACTTGAATCATGCTGTGGAAAATATTAAAGGTCAGACAGTTGGCGGATTGTTGGCAGGTGGTTTGATCGTGCAACGCGAAGCACAGAAGCATGTACCAGTTGAATACGGAAACTTACGAGGTAGTGCGTACACGCGGCGCGCAATGGATAACTCACTAGCTGTTGAAATTGGATTCACTGCAAACTATGCAATTTTTGTGCATGAAAATTTGAACATAAAGCACGCTGGCGAACCGCGTCCTAGCGGATTAGGTGTGTTTTGGGGTCCGCAAGGCGAACCGAAGTTTTTAGAACATGCACTCACTAACAAACATGCAGAAATTCTTGACGCAATAGTAAAACGGGCAAAGATCGCATAATGGCGCGCATATCACATAATGATAAAGCTGCGCGCGGTAAAAATGTTTTTCTTGATGGCATTTTGCAAAAAAATGTACGTTGGTTTGATATTGAACGCGGAGAAATTGAAAAAGTAAAAATTGATAGGAATGGAAATATTGTTTTGAATGCGGACAAAAGCGCCGTTGAACTTGAAATTGTACGCGGCGTTGTGACGGTGATTTAATGGCAACACCTGCCCACACTATTGCAACATTTCTTGCGGCTGCAAGTGTGGGCACACTTGGCGGAACTGCGGCATGGTCAATATTTGTAGCGCGTGAACCCGTAACACCGGCTGACGTGATTACGCTTTATGATTATGACGGCGGTGAACCTGATACGGACCAATTGGATTTGTTACCGCGAGTGCAAGTGCGTACACGTAGTGGTGATTACGCAGCATCATATGCAAAGCATGAAACAATCCGCGATTTGTTGATTCTCAATTCTCCGGTTGCGGGTTTCGTTGACGTGCAACTAATATCCGGTCCTATGGCGATTGGTTATGATGAAAATAATCGCCATTTGATAACTGCAAACTATCGCGCAATCAAACAACGGAGTTAAGGCGATGGCAAACGCAATGGTCGGTCGTAGTATTATTTTGTTGTGGGGCGCTACTGCAATTGCTGGCGTTAGACAAAAAAGCGTTAAGTGTAACGGAACGCCTGTTGATATTACATCGGATGATGATGCTGGATGGCGCAAATTGTTGACGGTTAGCGGCGAAGATATGATTGACTTGGATTTGTCGGGAGTTACCAAGTCACAAGCTTTGAAGTCTGATTTTTTTGCTGGCACGCGCACAAAAGCAGTATCGCTTACATATCCTAGCGGTGGTGTGCTTGCCGGAACATTCTATATGGGTAGTTATGAAGATACCGGCGAGCATAAGGGGGAAGTTACATTTTCGCTCAAATTGCAATCCTCCGGTGTTGTTACTTGGATTCCGGGCAGTAGCTAATGGGTAGTATCTTTAAGGAAGTAACCTTAGCTTGGGATGGGAAAGAGTACAAAATTCCAAGTGATAAGGTTATGGGTGCAATTGCGTGTGTAGAGCAACACGTAACGTTGCATGAATTATATTTAGGTTCGGCTACTGGCGCGGTCAAGTTGTCTAATTTATCTGCCGCATATGCAGCCGTTCTTACATATGCGGACGCAAAAGGTGCTACGCAAGAGGCTGTATATGCGTCAATGTTCGGGCAAGATACCGGACGCGACATAATTTTTGAGGCAATACGCGGTTTGCTTGTGATGATGATTCCGCCGCAAGACTTGCAAAAGGAAACTACGGACCCAAAAGCGAACAGACAAATTCGACGGGCCGTTACGAGTTTGTCAAAGAAGCGTACATAGCGGCCGTATGTGTTTGGAAAATTCAACCTTCGGAATTTTGGAGGATGCATCCAACGGAATTTTGGTGGCAAGCTAGGTTTCATACGCCGGTTAAGATGTACGGCGATCTAACGGAAGATGATGTTGACGAGCTATCTAGGGACTTAGAAAAATGGCAGAACAATCCCTAGGTGGCGTAAAAGTTTACATAGGCGGTGATGTTTCCGGGCTTGCTGTTGCATCGGCGCAAGCTGGCGGATTATTGCGCGGGTTAGATTCGCGCATTGACGCGACCATGCACAAGTTAGAATTATGGGGCGCGCTTATTCATGTTGTCGGCATTGCATTGGTCGAAAAATTTGCTGCGGCTGGTAAGCAGCTAGACGACACTGCAAAACAAATAGGAACGACAACAGATAGGTTGCAAGCGTATCAATATGGCGCTGCAATTGCCGGTGTTGAAACTGGCGTTTTGACTGTAGCGTTTCAAAAATTCTCGCGCGAGCTTGGCGAATCTAGTGCGCAGATAACACCATTTCGGCAAGCGTTAGGCCAACTTGGAATCGATTTTCAAAATTTGAAAAAGTTGAAATTTGATGATGCGCTTGCGCTTGTGCAGGATCGTTTAAGTAAGATTGAAGATGTAACAAAGCGCAATAATATTGCATTTGATATTTTTGGCCGTACAGGTGTAAAGGCTGTGAATTTTCTTTCGTTATCCGCCGATGCAATGGGGAAGTTTACAAAAGAAGCTGAAAAGGCTGGCGTGATAATTTCAAAAGATACAATACATAAAGCCGCAGAATTGTCCGATGAATTTGACAAAATGGGGATTTCATTAAAGGCAACTAGCATTCGTATGTCTGCGGAATTTTTACCGGCTGCACAAAAGATTCGCGAGTTTTTGACTGACCCAAGCGTGCAAGCTGGCGCGGCAAATATTGCTAGATATATCGGAGAAATTGTAAAATATTTAGTTGATAATAAAGAAACTGTTTTGACTGTGATCGGTGCGCTTGGCGGTGCTATGGCTGGCGGTGCTGTGTTAGGTCGTTTAGGATCATACGGTAAATTATTAGGTGTTATTGGTGGCGGTGCCGTTGGTGCGAAGATGGCACTTGATGGAATGAAAGATGAAATCACAAAATTAGACGATGAACTTTCAAACGCCGTTGATAAACTGCGGCAATGGCGCGATGCTGCGGAAAGTACAAATCCAATTGTAAAAAAGATGTTTACACCGGAGGAAATTGCAAAAAATATTAAGATACAAGAGGCATTAATTGATGATCTTACGAAACGATATAACGCCGCACAAAAAGCGGCAATGGCTGCCAGTAATGCTGCAAAATTAATTGTGCCTGTACATACTGACACACCTAACGGTCCTGCCGCTGTTCCTGTATTTCCTGAGATTTCAAAAGCTATTGAAGATACACGATTAAAAGGTATGCAATTGCGCAATGAGTTAAAAGGCATTGCAGAAGGTTTCCCGGATTTGCTTAAAGGTATGAATCTTAAAGACGTTGACGTGCTGAAAATGGTTTCCGATGGTGTGGGAAAAATTAGCGGACAATTCAAACAATTAAATGAGGAAATGGTAAAGAATGTTGAAATTCCAAATATTCAAAAGGCATTATTGACTGAAACTGAATTAATGCAATTGGAATTAGATAAGAGACTTGGATATTTGAAAACATATGAGGCTATGAAAACGGTAGAAGTTGGAAAGGCGGAAGCTATCCGAAACAAGCTAGTAGAAAAAAGCAATAACGATATGCGAGTAGCTACCGCAAAACAATATTCGGCACTTGCCAACATTGTTGACACTTCATTGTCCCAAATTCGCGATCTAGTAGGTGATCGCGGCGGCGCGGCGTTTGAAATTATGAAGGGCATCAGTATGGCTACCGCCCTTGTAAAAGGGTACGAAGCGACTGTCAGTGCATACGCACAAGGGTCCGCTATTGGTGGTCCGATGGTCGGTGCTGCATTCGCTGCTATCGCTGCGGCTGGTACTGCGGCTGTGATCGCCAAGCTTGCTATGACGCGACCGGGCGGGGCGCAAGAAACGCCTAGCGCGCCACCAACGGGTGGAGCGGAAGCGGCAACAACTAGTGCGGGCGGGAGCGGTGGCGGGGGAAATGGTGGTCAAACGATTTTCATTCAAGGTGTAAAGTCTGGCATGAATTATAGTGGCGATCAATTGCGCGAGTTGTTTAAGGCAATTAATTCCCACATTGCAGACGGCGGCAAGATTGTGATGGGATGAAATGGCAGTCGTAATATCACGCGATTATGTTTTATCCTCGCCAACGTCTAGCGGTGACACGGAAACAAATGATAATCCTATTATCGGGTATAGGAACATTATAAATAGCTCAAATATTGTATCTGATTTTGCGAACTCTAGCTTTCCGGTTAGCAACCTTGTGAATCCTGCTACCAATTTGAAATGGAAATCAACTGTAGCAAGTTTACAATATATTACTATAACACCAACAATCAACGCTATAGATTATGTTGCAATAGCTAGACATAATTTAGCAACATCATTTACTCCGATTTCAATAGAAGGTTTCGACGGTGTAACGTGGTCCGAATTAGTTTCTCCGGTTATTTTAGCAGATGATCGTCCTGCTATTTTTAGGTTTCCATTGCAAAGCTTGCTGCAAGTGCGAATCAAGTTAGATGTTGGTTTTGACATTCCGTTTATTTCGGTTGTGTATTGCGGTGAATTATTAGTATTGCAGCGTCGAATTTATGTCGGACATATTCCTATTCCATTCGGGCGTGAAGATAACATTGTAAATGGAAAAAGTGAAAGTGGCGAGTTTCTAGGACGTATTGTATTAGGTTCTAGTGTATCTAATGCAGTGAGTTTGAAAAACATAACGCCGCTGTGGTATAGGGCATATTTGGACCCTTTCATAGTATCGAGTAAAACAATACCATTCTTTTTTGCGTGGCGTCCTATGACATATCCCGAAGAAGTCGGTTATGCTTGGATTACAAATAACCCGAAAGCGGTTAATCAGTCTGTAAACGGGTTTATGTCAATTGACTTGCAGTTGTCGGGTGTATCATAATGACACCTTTCGAGCGAAAATCATTAACGTATGTTGAAATAGATTTAGACCATTGCTCTTTAACATATGGTGTTGCACCTTGTACGGCTGCAATACCGACTACTGGCGCGATCAAGTGCTTTAACTCGTTAGGTACTTGTCAAGATCGCGCGAATTTTACAAACGTTCCGGTAATGGTTCGATTCGGAATGCGTGGCGTTAATTATTTGCCAAATACTATTGAGTGTATTCCATCAATGATAGGTGTGAATTTTACACCGGCAACAGTGTCATTAGGTGTTGACCTTGGATTGCGCGCAACACTTGATGTTAGTTTCAAGGATCATCCTAGCAGCGATTTTGATGGCGGAATAGTGTGGGATAAATATTTATCAGAACGTACATATGATCCATTTAAGTTAGGAACATTTTTTGGAAAATTTCGAGCGCGTAATCCATTCTTACGCGGGCGCGCTATACGTTGGATTACAGGTTATGAAGGTCAAACGTTAGTCGAAATGGAAACGCGGCATTTCATTATTGAAAGTTTTGACGGACCTAAACCGGATGGTACTTATAGTATAACTGGAAAAGATATTTTCAAACTTGCTGACGGTGATCGCGCGCAGGCACCATTACTAAATCAAGGTTTTATTGTTGCTGATATAACCAATGTTGCAACGGCTGCAACGTTGTCACCAACTGGAATAGGGAATGCTGAATATCCTGCTAGTGGAACGCTCGCAATAGGCGGAAAAGAAATTGTAACGTTTACGCGGAGCGGCGATGTTTTGACACTAACTCGCGCACAGCACAACACGGTTGCGGTTGCTCACACTGCACAAGAAAAATGTCAAGTTTGTTTGATATATACCGGGCAAAAAGTTTCGGCAATCATTCGAGATTTGTTCGTTACTTATGCCGGTGTTGATTCTGCATTCATTGATTTAACGGCATGGGATATAGAAGATACTCGATATTTAGGGATCGTTTACACTGCTATTATTGCAAATCCAACGGCGGTTAGCGATCTTGTGTCAGAATTGATAAAGCAGGCTGCGCTTGTGCTTTGGTGGAATGATATAGAGGAAAAAATAGGGTTTCAAGTTTTGCGTGGCGTTGTGCCGGATGAAATTATATTTAATGAAAGCAATATGATTGCATCATCTTTCAATATAGAGGAACAACCTGATAAACGCATATCTCAAGTATGGACATTTTTTGCGCAAATAAATTCATTAACAACGTTGGACGATGAAGCAAATTACAGATCGGTGGCGTTGACAGTTGATTTGCAAGCGGAAGCGGATTACGGAACGCCAGCAATAGACAAAATATTTTCGCGGTGGATTCCGGTTGGTGGTCGTGCTGTTGCATTGCGTTTGAATGATATTCAGTTAGGACGTTACCGCGATCCGCCTAGGGTAGTAAATTTTGAACTAATGCGTTACAACGATAGTGGCGTTACATTAGCAAGAGGCTATAACGTCGGTTCATGGTTGCTGCAAGATGAAACGGGAGCATCTATTGATGTTCCAGTACAAGTTACGCGGTTAAATCCTACTGCAAGTAAAATGCGAATTGAAGCGGAAGAAATTTTATTTATTGTACCTGCTTTTGATTTAGCTAATAGGCAAATTACGATTGATGCAAATATCAACAATTTCAATTTGCGCACAGCGCATGATTCTATATATCCGCCACCACAGAGCGGCGATGTTGTCACTTGCACTATTGAAAGTGCTGTTATCGTCGGTTCGGCTGACGTATTTCTAAATGCTTTTGAAGTTGGTGGTTGGCCTAGCGGTGTTATTATCAATATTGTGTTGCATGGTCGTATGCAGGGTTGCGGTGGTTATGGTGGTAAGGGTGCATATAACTCCGGTGTTGGATTTATAAACGGGGAAGCTGGTAAATTTGGCGGAACAGCATTTTTCACAACGTACCCAATTGTTATGTCGGGAGCGGGTGAAATTTTCGGCGGTGGTGGCGGTGGTGGTGGCGGTGGTCATGGGTCATTAGGCTTTACAGTAAGTATAAGCGGCGGTGGCGGCGGTGGCGGCCGTGGCCAATTGCCGGGTAATGGTGGATCAATCTATAGTGCAGATTTTGCCGGTATTCCCGGCAGTGCTGGCACATCTGAAAGTGTTGGCATTGGTGGTAGCGGTGGTGCCGATAGCGGACGCGGCGGCGATGGTGGCGGCGCGGGAGCGGCGGGAGCTAATGGGATCGCGGGCGCGGGCGGGAGCGGTGGAGTCGGTGGCGCGGCTGGCACAGCTATTGACGGTAATAGCCACATAACGGGCGGCGGAAGTATCACGGTAACAGGTGCAAGGATCAATTAAATGTCAACGCTCGCAAGGTATCAATTCACGGCTGTTGACACACTTGGAAACATTTTACCAAGTGCAAGCGTTGAAGTTAGAAGGGAAAGTGACAACGGCTTGCCATTGCTTTATAGTGATCGTGCTGGCACTGTTTCAATTGGTAATCCTTTCACGTCTGACCCTGTTAGTGGTTTCGCGGCATTTCATGTTATAGGTGACTCTTATAAAATAGTTGTTACAAAAAATACGTTTTCGCAAACGTTTCGATATGTGGGAATAGGTACAAATTCGGAGTTTGATAGATACCAATATCAGCAACAAGAAATCGACGTTAGAGATTATGGGGCGGTGTCGGGTGCAGCAGATGTGCGCACACCATTTCAAGCTGCATTAACTGCGGCTGTTGGTGGTCAACGTGTTATTATACCAGTTGGAACATGGACATTATTAAGCGATTTAACATATAGCAGCACTTACCCGGTATGGATTGCGCAACCGGGTTTTGTAATGACAACAGCATCATTAAATCACATTACCGGACCATATACAGGCACACTTTCAGGTTTCGGTGTGCAATCATTTGAGCTAGCTCGCGCGAAAACAAATACACAAGAATGTTATAAATTCATTGGCTTTCAGATTCCGGCAAATACCGGAACGGTAGACCATGAACGCGAAGCCTTTACTGCACTTATTCGCACAAGTGATAATGAATTAGCAACTGGTCCGTCAGTTTATAAAGCTGCGGTTGGTATGTCGGCACGCGGTTATGTTGCTTCCGGTAATCCTAACGGGCGCGCATTTGGTGCAAATTTATATGGATTGATTGAAACAGGCGGTGAAGGTGTTGCGGTTGGTGCGGAAGTTGACGTTTCCCACAATGGGCATGAAAACGCTACACCATTTGCCGGTGATATTAAAGTTGGTTTGATTGTTGCGAATCAGGGTCCGGTGCCTTGTACGATGGGCATTCAAATTTCCGGTAATCCTTTTTGGTATGGTTTCCTTATCGTGCGCGCGTCGATTAAAAATAACGTTGACGCTAGGGCGTTTTTATTACAAGATGTGTTTAGCATTGATCGTGATGGATATACTACGGTTGGTAAACAGGTACATGATAGGCAAGTGACAGGAATTGAATTTGACCCTACGGGGCAAATATATCAATCGGGTGCAAGTACATTTAATTTTATTCAAACACTTTCGGGCACACCGGGAGCGGGAACTATTGCACAAAATATTGCGCAACAAAAAAATTCCGCTGGAACATTGAAAACGTTTTTGAATGCTCAATCAATTGTCAGTGTTGCAACAGCGGGAGCAGAAACGGGTACATATAGTATTGATGGACTTTTGGCCGGTGCTAATGTAAATATTTTTTTAGCTAACGGTTCTAGAATAGGTCCGGGTACTGATAATGCAGTTACTTGCGGCCATCCATCATTTAGATATTCTACGGTATATGCTGGCACTGGTACAATAAACACATCTGACGTTGTGCTGAAAGATAATGTAACAGATATTGAAGATAGGGTTTTGAACGCTTGGGGACGTGTGCGCGGGCGCGCATATCAATGGAAAGATGCAATTGACGCAAAGGGAATCAAAAACGCTCGCGTTCATTTTGGATGGATTGCGCAAGATGTTATAAAAGAGTTTGAAGCGGAAAGGTTAGACCCTTGGCGCTATGCTCCATTGTGCAAGGATGAAATAGTTTTGAAAGTAAAAAGAAAAAAGATTGAGCGTAGGCAAAAGATGGAAAGTCGCGAAGTTACGCACGATGAATTTACAATGGTTAATGGTCGAATGACCATTACAAAAATTGTTGAAGTCAAAAACGTACCAGTTATGCAAGATCATTTATTGTATGATGAAAATGGAAAACCTATTTTTGAAAAAGTAAGGATGCGCGACGAAAATCAAAATGCCATATTTATTGATCGACACCGTGTCTATACGGAACCTGTTTATGAAGATGTTGAAATTGATATTAATGAAGATGTACCAACTGGCGAGTATCGTTTAGGTTTGCGTTATAGTCAATGCTTAGTTTTGGAAACAGCATGGTTACGTCGCGAAGTTGAAAAATTAACTGCGCTGTTGAAAGGCAAAACGCCATGACAACGCTAGCACGCTATCAATTCACGGCTGTTAACGAACAAGGTAATATTCTAACTAGCGCTAGCGTCGAAGTTAGAAATGAAGTCGGCAACGCTTTAGCTGCACTTTTTTCCGACCGCGCAGGAACGGTAGCTATTGGAAATCCTTTTATAGCGGACGCAATAACCGCGTTTGCGGCATTTCATGTAACAGGTGGCGCTTACAAAATTATTGTAACGAAAGGGGGGTTTACGCAAACATATAGATACGTTGGAATAGGTACAGCGTCGGAAAATGATGCAAGCCATTTTTTTGTTCTCGGTACTCCGATTGCAACTACACCTAACACTCTTAACCAAGGATTAAATATAACAAATATTGGCCCTGTTAGTGGTTCTAATGCTGGACCATTTGCTTTCAATGAAATAAACGTAACTTATACGTCAGATACTAACGGAACAGGAATAGATGGTACTGGAAACGCAAACACATGCGCTAATGCGTTTCGAGTTAATATGTTTATTGGTGGTACTGATTTAGGCGGACAAGCTATAGGCGCGGGAGCGTTTTGCATTGCTCATACCGTTTCGGATTCTGTTAACGCAGACGACAGAATAGGACTTGTCGGCACAGCTTACAGTAACAAAATTGATCTTGGCATACATGGTTTATTTGCATCATGCTTTTATGCTGCGCTTGCAGCTACGGGTAAAGTTGGTTTTCTTGTCGGTTCTGAGATTGATATGCAAATAGATACGGGTGGAATAACACCATATCGTTTTGGCCAAATTATTCAACAGCAAGGTTCTACAAGAGGATCAACGTTAGACGCTGCTATTATGATGAGTAATGGTGGTGCGGCTGGCGGAGCGTTTCAAAATCTTTTCTTGTTTTCAGGTTTTTACGGGGGTTCTCCGGTTCACACAACCGGCAACATATTTTATAATAGCTTACCTTTAACAGTAGCAAACGTTTTCAATTGCTCCGATATGACGGTTACAGGAAAAATTTTAGATTTTCCTTTTGTTAGCATTAGTGGCGATGGACTTGCAGGTTTTGGCACGCGCACACCGCAGACGATCTTGCACCTTAATAACAATTCAAAGCGCGATATATCTGCTACCGGAAACCACGAACAACTTTTAATTAGTGGTACAGATTCTAACAATACTGGTATCGCCATTAAAAGCTTCGGTACTGGTAACGGTCAATTCTCGCAAATTGAGTTTCTTCAAGCGGCAGGTACGGCAACAAGTCGAACAGCGGTGCAGTCGGGAAATATTCTTAGTATTATTGGAACATCGCCTTTTAATGGTTTGGTATATTTAGGTTTCAGAACGCAAATTAGGTCTTTTACGACAGACACCGTAGGCACCGGAGTTACGCCTAGCGGCGTTAGCGGTATGGGTATATCGTTAATTATGACGCCGAAAGGGACGAACTCAGTCATCGAGTCCTGTCGCACCGCAGACGCAGGCGGATGGGACGTAGGGCTGACGGCGGACACCGCTGCGGGCGTGGTCAACGCCCTAATTGGTTATCAAATCAATAGCGCCGCGATTAGCGGTCGTTTCCTTGTCGGTAATGGGTCCGCCCATATTTCCGTTGCAATGAGTGGCGACGCTACGCTAGCAAGTAGCGGAGCATTAACGCTCGCGACTGTTAACGGAAATGTGGGAACGTTCGGAAGTGCTACACAAGTTGCACAAGTAACCTTTAACGCGAAAGGTTTAGCTACTGCGGCTGCTAACGTTACAATAACTCCCGCAGTTGGGAGCATAACCGGACTTGGAACGGGTGTAGCTACTGCACTTGGAGTTAGCATAGGTTCAGCCGGAGCATTCACAACATTTAATGGTGCGCATGGTACACCATCTTCATTAGTTGGTACTAACATAACTGGTACTGCGGCGGGATTGACGGCTGGTAATGTTACCACAAATGCGAATCTTACTGGCGATGTAACAAGCGTAGGTAATGTAGCAACAATTACTGCATTAAGTCGGTTTTCAGCGACTAAAGGCGGAACGAATCAAACTGGCATAGTTGATAGTACAATTACACAAGTAACATTTTCGACAGAAGATTACGACATAGGTAGTCGTTTTGCATCGGACGCATGGACTCCTCCCGCTGGTCCTATTGTTATGTCGGCAGGATATTTAGCAGTTGGCACAATTACCGTTGGTAATGCTGCTGTAATTGTTATTCGTAAAAATGGATCAGATTTTAGGAAAAGTACATTTTCGGCTAGTACCGATCTAGTTGGTTGTCAAATTTGTGGTATTGAAGATGTTGCAAATGGAACAGATGTTTATACTATATGGTGTAATATTGATGTAACATCGGGTACAGGAACAATAGCTGGTCAGACGACTAATACATGGTTTAATGGGCACAGTTACAAGTAGCAACAGAAGGGAAAGCAAAATGGCACTAGGACAAAAGAACAACGGAATGCCACGGGGAGCGCCAACTGACGCGGAAGCACTCACAAACGCGCAAGAAGGTTTCAAAAAACAACAAGAGCATTATGAAGCGAAGTTAGAAAAGCAGCAAACCGAATCGAGTGAATTACTGGCGAATGAGCGCCTTGCACATGATGGTCAGTTAAAAGAAATGGAAAAGCGGTTAACGGCACAGTTGCAGGATCGTGAGAATCAAATTGCAACCTTGACCGCTGCAAAAGACGCATTGCAACGCGAACATGACGCTATAGCTGCAAAGCGGCTTGCTGCTAAAACTGCTTTAGAGTGACCTAGCGCGCCTTGTCTGTAACGTGGCGCGAATTGACCTAGCCTTGGGTAGCTCGCGCGAGCATGACGCACTGGTAAGCCTCGCAAGCGGCCAAAAGAACAAAGCCGGATCAAAACCGGCTTAGCAGGTTGTCAAAATTTTTCTGTGGATAACTTGCGAGAGATCGCGCGAGTACGTCCGATTATGACGTACCGATCGGTACGATAGCATACGGTAACTACATTGTCAAACGTTATGATACTACGTTGTTACTGTTCTAAATAAATTTTTGCCTTTTCTAACCATCCTTTTTGTTCTAACTTACCTAAAGCTGCGTTACATAACGCGCATAATAATCCTCTAACTTTTCCAGTTTTATGGTCATGGTCGATGTGCAATCTATGTGTTTGTAATTCGCAAATCGTGCATGCACCAACACTTTTTTGAAGTAACAATAAATACTCTTGTCTATTTAAGCTGTATTTATATTTTATGGTATTATTGAAATCAGTCAATTTTCTATTAGCGTGTTTTGTGGGATTTGTTTTCAATTTTTCATGATAATAATTTGTCATATATAATCTGTGATTTTCTGCTTTTTCTTCGCGAGTGCGAGGGCGCCAACCCTTTTCACGTTTTGCATATTGATCCCGCCATTTTTTATTTGCCGCATATGCTTTAGCTTTATAATTTGGGTCTAACATCAATTGCCGTTTACGAGCGGCATCTTTCATACGCAAAAGTTCTAAATTTTTATCTCTATATGTTTTGTCCCAAATTTTTTGTTGCTGCTTACGTTTTTCTTTAGTTGTTTGATTTTCTAAAGGTGTATCTATATCATTATCTAATTCAAACATAAAGTGCTTCCTTCAAGTAAACAGCAAATGTTGCCGTTGGTAATATCCTAAATCTTCTAGCAGTCGCAACGTTCGCATTCGATACCAATTATAATCAATATCATTAGGGAACATGTCAGGAAGGTCCATACACGGTTTACCGCCTTCCGATTCTGGAACAAGGTTTCCATTCTCGATTTTGTTGATTGTTCGATACTGACCAGTTGCATAGTACCAACGAACTACCTTCCCTAAATATTCACCATTTTGGTGTGCGCCGCCAGTTACATTTTTGACCGCAACAAACTCGCGAATGTCGCGGCACTCTGAAATGGTTTTTTCAATTGGAACGTCGCGCGCAATTAACTCGACTATTGCGCGCGTGCATATCGTGGTCATTGGGTTTTTGTGAAAGCGGAAGATCGCTAACTTGGGATCGTTCCAAGGATTGAGAAAAACACCCTTACCTTTCACACTGCCGTCTTTTTTGAACGCTAGATAGTTGTTAACGTCGCGAGCGTAATAACCTACATATTCGTTTTCTTCAATTTCAAAATCTGTTTTCTTTTCCCATGCTTTCAAAATCTCTTGCATGGCGGCAATTTGAGAGTGTGGGCAATAGCTAACTGCGCCATCGGTGTTACCACTGATAACACTTATACCGTTTAATTCAAATTTTTCAATCAACATCAATAGAGCTAGTTGGCCGGTTAGTGTTGTTTGCAGCATTAAGTTAGGTGCATACAAGATGGAATAAGGATTTCCCATTTTACCAAAACAACCATTGATCGCAATTTTTAGACCTTCTGACACTGCATAGTTTTTTTCGCTTTTAGCAATTAATCGACGTTCATAAAGACTTCGGTAAACTTTTATGAAATTTTTACCTAGATGTTTCGGAAAAAGATTTTGATTTAGAATGATTTTTGGGTAATAACTGCTTACGTCAACATCTTTTATTGAATGTGTTTCTGTAGTTTTATAGGCCATAGTTTTTTCGCAACTATGCAAGCCACCAATACCCATACGGTAAACAGTTTTTCCGATTTGAAATTGTAATTTTCGCATTTCGTGCGGAGCTAATACAGCGCCACTTTCGAGCACTTCAAAGTCAGAGTTGCAAACAACTTCATACATTTTTTGCAGTGTCGGCGTTTGATAGCTAATGAATGAAGGCGGAACATATTTATGAGTGCCGCCCATTGTGATTGTTGGTCGTTTTGGCCGCGTGCCAGTTTGCCGCTGTAGTTCGGTTGATATAACTGATTCGGCAACTTGTGGGTCAGACTTGCTAAAAAGATCGACATTATATTGCATTCCTAATTCATAGCGAAGTGTTAATTGATCTTTCAAATTGAGTGCAATTAGCGCGGTGTTGTCTAGGTCATTTATGCAGTAGTGTTTTACAATTTCCGCTTGCTCGCGTGTAATCGGTTTATGTGGCGAGAATGGCAAGTCTTGTATGCGTTCCGAGTGCAATCGTGCACCATATGTTTTTAGGCTTCCGCGTATTGGGCAAACTTCTATCAGATCAATGTGCGTGGTTTTGTGTTTGATGAAACCGTATTCTTTTTCTAGTTTGCGGTCATAGTCGAAACCGCGTATTAGTTCCATTGATAGGGCGTATAGCTGTGCAATATTTTGATGTGCATATGCTAACCATATCAACGGAAGGTCATATGGTATCGAGTTGAATCCTATTGTTGTAAACGTGTGCATTGCGTGACTTAATTGCTGCTTATTAAAAACGGAATCGGGTGTTATCTCAAACGTTATTACTTTGTGAGTATCGAGACACTTGAACGCGCATAGCCAATAATTCGGAAATGTTTCGGTATCAGCTACAAAATTGCCGCTAGTGCGTGACGCAAAGTCGTCGTATGTCATATAATCAATAGGTTTGAACTCTCGCAGCTTATATGGTGCGAGTTCAACGCTTGATCCTTTAGGCTGAAATTTCATCGTCCCATTCCACATAAAATTCCGCGTACATTATTACCGCAGAAAATCATTTTACGGTCAACAAAAAAATCCGCGAATTGACAGTGTGGAGCAATGATTTTTAGACGCTTGGCGCTAAAGCGTGGTCCCGGTTGCAAGCCTACTACTTCATAACTGGCACTAACGCCACCGTCTGCGCCTTGCGCGCACAAGAGGTTTTCTTGAAAGGAAAGAACGTCATTATGTGCAAACGCTTCTATTGCGTCAACGCCAGCGAAAAAATCTTTCGGTATCGGTTGCATGTTACAAGGTAAATCTAACAGATGATGCAAGTCGGGCCAATTGTCAGAATATCGACTAGAACGCAGCCATGCACGATTTTCAAAATAAAAAGTTATTGTATTATTAGAGAATCCGAATGTGGTTAGTTTATCAACGCTCTTGCACAATGCAGTTACAGTAGCTTTTGGCAAAACAATTCCAGGCGGCAAATCAATCCCGTGCCAAGCTTCTAATAATAATGCGCGGTCGGTAGCTATAACAGAATGTTCTTTCATCAAAATTGAAGCTTCAATAACGTTATCGCTAGAATCTTTTGCTAAGAATGCAACAGTTTCAAGTGCTAGTTTTAAGGCGTTACTAACGAGTGCTATAGGTGGATCAGGTGCGACCATTGAAAGAAAATTGGAATCGAGACAAGGTACAATAGCGCGAAACTTATCTGATTTGATTGAAATTCGATTAGCATCAAGTTGCGTTACTGAAAGATTTTGCCCACACTTGGAAAGTGCGGAAAGCAACAAACTAGTATGTGGGATTGCTGTAATGTTTTCTTGAATTGGTATCGACGCAGCTATAACACCGTCATAAGCTTGCGCCCAATTGTTTGTTAGAATGCAATGTGTTTCGTTTGGTGTGCCTTTATCGTGATCGGCAAGACTAATGAATTTTAGAGCGTTGACAAGCTGATTTGCAATGGTGGTTGTTTTTTGTTTCGGAGCGCGTGGCATTATGGACCTTGCGTATAACCTAATGCTGCAAGAGCATAACATACTAGATTCCATACGTGCAAGCGTTCACTAGGCCAATTTTCTAAAGTTTGTTGACGTTGGATCGTATAATTATCTAGCTCGCGTTTAGAACGTCCGCGAAAAGTTTGCAAAAGGTAATTTCGTTTATCAGTTGTTCCGGTGCCAGTATTGCTAATGTGCATTCGCGCAAGTTCCGTGACTTCGCGAGTGATTGCAGAATGAAGTTCAACGCGAATAATTATCATTTTCGCTTCCCACATTGTTCGCAATAGTGTTCAAATTTTGCGCCGGTCATAGTGTTTATTGCTTTTGCTTTCCATCCTGCTATATTTAATTTCTCTTGTGCATCAATAAATGCCCTTTCCTCGGTTTCGAGTGTATCGCCGCAACCGTCACACTCGAAAACTATCTTGTCATATATGCGCGTTAGCATGATGTAGTTTCCTTCCTCAAAATGGTATATCGTCATTATCAGCATATGCAGGGCAACCGAATGCTATTACTTTTGCAGGTGGTCGCATTGTTGGTGGTCCCGATATGCCGCAATGCTCATTTTCAGGATTGAAGTTCTTACACGTTACGCAGCTAGCGACTAGCTCGCGTGGGTCTAAGTGTGCTTGCAGAATATTTCGCAAGTCAATTAGACCAGTGTAACGGTAGTTGAATTGTGGTACAGATGCTTTTGGCATTGGTTTACCTTTCAAAATTCCGCGTCTAGAACTTCGGGAAGTGATTTATTAACCCATACTCGAATGCGTCTAGGTGCGCGAAGCTGACTTATCTTTTGCAACGCGGCTGCATTCGTGTCTGGAGGTTCCGCAATTATTTCTTGCGGGAGTTTGACGTAACGTTGCCGCCACCATTCGCGCGATTTTTTACGCCAGAATCCTATAGCTTCAAATGATAACCATTCATTGAATTGTTGTAAGCCACAAAAGTATGCAACGCGGATGGATTGTGAACCGTTAGCTTTTTTTTCGTGTGACGTATACATTACCTTGTCAACATTAAAATATTCAGTCTGTGGAAAATCACTTTTCAATAGTTCTTCGGTGCCTGCCGTTTTTGTAATGTTGACTTTGAATTGAAATTCATTTCCACAAAATGCACAGAATCTTACTCGCGCGTGATTATACATATCGCAAGCGTCACAAATTTTAACTGGAACTTCGCCGCTAGTTTTGCCTTTTGGCTGTGGTATTATAGGATCGTTTATCGGACCTAGGCGACGAGTGTTGCTAGCGAAATCGGCAACTAGGCAATTGGCTTTTCTCTCACTAGGTCGCGTGCCCCGTCCGATCATTTGGACCCACAAACCGGGTGACATAGTAGGACGCAACATCGGGATAAAATCAATCGGCGGGTGATCAAATCCGGTGGTTAAAACATTGTTGTTTGAAAGACAACGTAGCTCGCCACGTTTGAATGCGGAGATACGTTCATTGCGTTGTTCTTTTGTGATCTTGGAATGCACGGCTGCACTTGAAATACCGAATGAATTGAGAATTTCCGATATATGTTCGGCATGTTCAACACCACTCGCAAACGCAAGCCAAGAGCGGCGATTATAGCCTATCGCGTAAGCCTCTTGTAATGCAGCGTGTGTTATTTCATATTTATCAACTGCGGCTTGTAATTGCGCTTGCACAAACTCGCCATTTTGCATTCCCACATTGCTAACGTCTAATGTGGTTTTAGTCCGTTTCGGTATCGGTGGCGATAACCAACCTTCTGCTAGTAGTCGATCAAATCCTTTCATATCACACATATTATAGCAAACGTCAGTGAACACGCCGCCTTTCGTTATCATACCAACACCGGGGCGAAATGGTGTGGCTGACAAGCCAATAACCTTTAAGTATTGGTTTTGTGCTCGAAATGTGGTTATTATCTTTTGGTAAGTTGTTTCTGCTTTTGGTGAAAGCAAATGGCATTCATCTATGAACAGTAAATCAGGTGTTGGAAAGGAATCTATAGAGTTAACTACACTTTTACAACCGCCGAATATAATCGGCATCATTGTGTCACGTCGCGATAATCCTGCACTGTAAATACCTAGCGGTGCGTGCGGCCACATTTCTAGCAGCTTCGCGGCGTTTTGTTCAATTAGCTCTTTAACGTGTGTTAAACACATTACGCGAGTTGTCGGATAGTGCTGTAAAGCACGCTGCACAAATCCACCTATAACGTGTGATTTGCCTGTGCCAGTTGGGAGCGCAATAACCGGATTGCCGCGCGCAACAGTAAAGTATGCGAAAATGGAATCAATTGCTTCTTGCTGATACCAACGTAAAGTCATATTACATTGTCCGAAACAAGTATATCAACATGCATACATTAACGGTAATGCCGATTGCTGCAAGTACCAATATAATATCTAGCATCGTATTTCACCTATTTCTTAATCGTCTTAAATTGGTCTGTTGCGTCCGGGTGTTCTGCATAATATAACCTGTAACATTCTTCAATTGCATGTTCTAAATCATGTAGCTCTAAAAATAAATCGCGTACATTATCATATTTAATTTGTGTTTTTGGGTCTGTAGCTTGCGGGCCATGCATTTGAATTTTTGCAATAACGCGATTAACTTCAGAACTTTCCTCAATGAGTTTTGATAACGATCCGGCAAAAGTTGTCGGGAGTAAATCTATGCGCATGTATCACCTATCTTTTTTCATTACTAAACGCACTATACCAAGAGCTAACCGCATGTTAAAATCATTGTATTCAGTACCATCAATAATATTTAATTTCAATTTTTCACTTATTTTTAATGCTTCTTGTTCAACTTTTGAAGCATCGCCTTCAATATTTCCTTGTTCATCTATTGCAATATAATGTTCATTGCATTGAATTACTATACTATAAGATTTTCCTTTCAAATCATTTAGGAAATGATCAGTGTTGTCGTCCTTAAAAATTAACATATAAGCTATTTGTAAGGGTGACATTATCTGTTCCATGATCTTAAACCTTCATGTTATCGGCAAGTGATGTGAACAACCTTGTATTATTGTTTCTTTATCTAGGATTTTACTGAACAAGCCGCAATGCCATTGTGCGCCGTCAACTGGCGTTGCGTGCTTGCATGATCGACAATTGTGGGCAACAGGTTCGCCAGTGTGGCAGATAGGGAAAAAGTCGCAATATTTGCATTTGTAGTATGTTGGTGATTCAGAAAGTTTCGATGGTGGTTCGCGAGCGGTGATAATTTGATTAGCTTTGATAATTGTATTATCTGCTAATGACCAGTCTAGTTTAACTATTTCGACGTGCAAATCATCATCGTTTTTATTGGTATTCAAATAGAGTGCATATTGTAATTGCTGAAAGCGTCCATAAATTGACATTTGAATAAAGTGTTTTGGTTCTTCAAACGCGACACCCTTTTCCATTAAATTAACCCAATGGCTTCCGGTGTTGTGTGTCTTAAATTCTAATAGCAGTGGTTCGGCTACATCATAAGCCGGTGGTGTACGTGTTGCGCCGTCTTGTGATCCGCCAAAATGTCCGCCACAAGATGCTAATCGAAATTGATTGCCATTATCGTCGCGCGTCCATACTTTGAAACCGATTCCTTCAAGGTATAAAACATAATGAGGTTCTTCCCAATGGCCGCGTTGAAATAGACGATACATTCGACCACTGTATTGAACGTTCTTACACCAACGGAAAGTGTACCATAGATAGCGGCTGCAATCATGCCCTATTAGTGATGTACCTAAGTGTGATCGGTGTCCATCATCAAATGTGCGGATGCAATAATCATCAATATCATTTTTTATGCGTTGCGCTAGCTCTTTGCGCACGTAAGGTAATGAAAGGTCAAGAGGCATTAAATGAAAAACACGGCTAGGCGGATACCATAGCCGTGTTTCCTTTCATATTGTGATGTGCGGCTCATAAGCTGGCATTCCATCATCATTCATACGGTGCGCACCATTTATGCCAGCCATCATTTTAACGAGTTGCGCACATTCTCGTTAAATTACGTTCCCGGAGTGCGCCACGGTGCATTCGGCGGGGCGGCATTTGGGTTTTGCGTCCATTTATCGGGCGCGGACGCGGAGGCATTTGGCGCGGGCTGATAAGGCTGTGGTGCAGGATTTGGCGGGGCGTAGGGCTGCGGCTGTGTGTTCGGGGCAGGCCATACCGTGCCTTGTGGTTGCGGCTGTGGTACATTGGGACCGGGAGCGGCATAGGGTTGCGGCTGTGGTTGTGGTGCGCCCCAATTTTGTGGCGCAGGCTGGTACTGTTGCGGCTGTTGCTGTGGCGCGGCATTGACCTTGCCCGGTTCATTGCCTGCCATATCTTTGAACGCTACAAAGTTGTTACCTTCTTGTCCGGTTTCCTTATTCTTTTGTACTACACATCGTGCAAGAAATGGCCGGTTGTGCAACATCGGTACGCATGTATCAACACCCGGCATTTCTTGCACGTCATAAACTCCGATAACATGGCAAATTGCCGACAATGTGCGGTGCGCAATATCAACAGCTTGTTGACTTGGATTTTGCAAATTCAATCGAATAAAATTGCTTTTTCCTTTATTGGGTCCGTCAATTGCTTCAATTTGCAATTCAAGATAACCCGCATTGGCGTTATCTTTCACAGGACGCATATTTGACTTTGTGATAACAAGCGGATTCCAACCTTCCGGCCACGGTTCAAAACCTGTTGCTGGTTGGACGTTACGAGCGTTGAATTGAAACATTGTGAGTATCCTTCTGTTGTCCTAACGCATGGCTTTAGTGAACAGTGCCGTTAGGTCGCACGGTTCAAACTCGTTTAAGTTTCCACTGCGGTCACGCGCAAGTGTGTCGAATGTGCCGCGTGCTCGAAACGCTTTGAATTGACCTTGTGGGGAATCGAAAGTGTCACAATATAAAACAGCATCATAACGGTGTGGCACCCATGCATTAAGGTCTTGACCGGGAAATAATGGTCGTTTTTTTCCTAATTCAACATTTTGTTTTGCAATTAAATAAACATGCTTATTAGGTAAAAAATACAAACCTTCTAGATGTTTTCGAGTGCTACGCGCCATTTCACCATAAGCTGCTTTTCCATGTTTCAAACGTGATAATGCATCATCTAAAAATGTCTCTGCCATTTGAGAACTACTATCAATACCTACAGTGTCAAAATTATTAGCTTCATGCGAGCCAAATAACCATGCAAAAAATTCATCAATTTGTGCTGGCGTTGCCGCCATCCAAGTTGGTACGTTGCTATTGCGCATTGACAATAAGCCCGGTTCGGTAGCACA